GGGTTAAGAAGAGTCATATTTTGGAGTTGGAGGAGCGTGTTCATCCTGAGTTGATGTTCAGGTTTTCTGAGACTAGTGTCAGGAGGTATTTGGAGGTGTTGGTTGAAGACCAGGAGTATGATGTTAGGAATAATGTGTTTTATGATAAGGTTACTAATTTGAAGTTGACTCATACTTTCCTTGCTGTGGTTGCGGTTGCGTATATCCTGGAGCATAAGGAAGATTTCCTGAAGTAAGACATGGTGGGGTATGGCTTTTTGTAAGTTTTGCGGAAGTGAGTTTGTTAAGACCAGTAATAGTCAGAAGTATTGTTGTGATGAGTGTAGGGCTGAGGCTAAAAAATTGCAAAACAAGGTTAATAGTCGCAAGTCCTATATATTGTCATTGAAAAATAAGGCTCGGAAAATAGGTATTTGTGAATACTGCAAGAAACCTTTTATTAAAAGTCATGGTAATCAGAAATATTGCAGTAACGAATGCACATATCATAAAAGGTTGGAGCAGAATTCCGATGCCCGAATGAAAAGTTACCACCGACACAAAAAAAGAGGTGGTGACAAATTTTATGGTGTAGGTTCAGGTGGCCTGGGCCCGCACATGAATGATGATCCTGAAATTGAATATTTGAAAATTCAAAAAGAAAAGCAAAGACTCAAATTAGCAGCAAAATAAATTACGGGTTGTACTGCTTTTCTACTTTTTTTTTATTTTTATAGATTTTTATTGCTTACAGTGTATAATGAAAGAGGATTTTAAAAAGAAAAAAAATGGATTATTTTATATGCTGTGATGAAATTTAATGAAAACAAAATGAAACACGCAGATAGTTATTGCCCTATCTGTAAAACTTCAGAGCACACTCTCTTTGATGAATTTCATGGAGAAACCTATTGTAGTAAATGCGGTTTGGTGCTACATGGAACTGCTCGGACTTCAATCGTCGAACTAATAAAGGAAGCTAAAAAAAGAGAACAGGACTTCCGGAAATACCTGGAATCCAAACTCAAATAACCTTTTTTTTTGGTGGTACTTTAATTTTATATTTCTTCATTAAAATTTTTCATATTCGATAAAATAATAGCGGTAAAATAAGAATATCATAAAATTCCACACCTGCTTGATGCTAACCATTAATAAAGTAGGTATTGTAAATTATTCATTTTAAAATCCCAAAAGTTTAAAGGAAAATAATCTGGTAAATGGATTCACAGTAAAATATAAAAACTCTCCAACCTGAAACTTTCTTTTTTCATTCCTCTTTTCTTTTATCAAAAAAAAATGGGTCCTGTAAAAAAAAATATATGTTATTTTGTCCAAAAAAATGCAAAAGAAGATTTTTTTTCTCATTTTTACAATTAACGCTGGCTCAGAGGTATACATTACAAAAAAAATCTTCTCTTTTTCAATTTTTGGATGACTTCAAAACATTAGATTCTAAAAAACACACATGTGAATGACTGCCGTAATTTTTAGTTTGCCTAGGTAAACCCCCCCCATAGGTGGTGGGGTTTGAGGGTTCGAATCCCTCCAGGACCTTTTCCTTAAAAAAAAATAATAAAAATTATAAGGAGAGTACTCAAAAATGGAATTTTCAGAAAATAACATCTCAACAATAGTATCAATGATTGTGCCATTCATAACATACCTGTTAGCACAAATCTTCGGATTCAACATAGACCAGGCATTATTAACAATGTTCCTGACAGGAATAATTGAATTAATAGTATTGGTATGGAGTGCCAGAAACCCAAATACAATGAAAATATTTGGTAATGCACCAACTCCAAAAGAAGATGTGGACTGTGATGCTGATGATGGAGCCTGCTAAAACAGATGAAATCCCCGACATAGATCCTGCCGGGGAGTATGAAAAAACTCCTGGTGATAAAGATGACTCATGAATGTCTACATGAGGAACAAATCCAAAGCCAAAGCAGAACCATCGAAAGAATTGGCGCCGAACTAAAATACAAAAAAGAGAAACTTGACGAACTAAAAGAAGACAATAGACGAATGGAAAATAAACTAGATGACATCAAAGATTGTGTTGACAAAATAGTTGTGAAATCACAAGAAGGTGACAATAAACTAGACAAACGCTTAACAGCAATAGAAACCGAACAGCAAGTCATCAAAGAAATGCAAGACAAAAACCGAAGTGACGCAAATCTAAAAATCGCACTTGTAGGTATAATCATTGCAGCACTCTCATTTTACCTAAACTACGTGAAGTGAATAATCATGGCCACAATCAAACCTCTGAAAGAACCTTTAAAAGAACCTATTTGGGATAAACAAGAAGTAGTCTCTGATAAAGACAAACCAGAGTTTGAAAGCCCAAAACAACGTTTTTTCTTTAACTTATTTTGCAGACATGGGGGTTACTTATCTCATTTTATAGGGGCTATTGAGGGGCTGAAGAGGGGCGATGAATTTTTAGGTGTAACATTAAAATATGCGCCTTATTCAAGGTACACTTTTGAAGATCTTTGCACAGTTCATAAATGGATTGAGCGTAGAACTGCAAAAGATGCTTATCTTCATGAATATCGTATTAAACAATTTGATTTAATTGATGATGAGAAAGCTCTTGAATTGTATGAGCTAAAAGCAGACACTGAATATGAGGCATGGGTGCAAATTAATGTATTGGTAAAAGAAGACCCTAAATTCATAGGTGGCAGATTTAAAGATGCTACTCAGGGAGCTAATAACATCCAAGCCAACAAAAACACTGATAAAGAGAAACCTACTGATTATTCTAAACAGAAAGTTGAGGCTGAAGTTGAGGCGGGTGTTGAAACCAATCTTAACATTGAGGAAAACAAGGGATTGGCTGCTGTTCAGGCAATGTTTATGCAGCCGGAATTTGTTGAAATGAATGACAAATTAATGAATAAGGTGGCCGATGAACTCCAAAAACAAAGAAACGGCGATGGATAAAGGATTTAGCATTCAGCAGTTTGCGATGTATGCGTCTGGTGGTGCGTGGATACCTTTTCGACATCTTAACCTTGTATGCAAACTACTAATGTATGTAATACAAGGCCGTATTTCAAGACTAATGATCTTCATGCCACCACGACACGGCAAATCAGAACTAATCAGTTACTATTTTTTAACCTGGCTATTCCTATACTTCCCAGACACACACGTAATACTCGCAACACACAGCGCAAGATTCAGCCGCAAATGGGGCAGACGAGTAAGAAACCTATTGAAAAAAATAGGCCACAAAGATTTCCCAGAACCTATAACTATTTCTCAAGACAGTCAAGCAGCCGACATATGGGACATAGAAAACCACAAAGGCGGACTCGTCACCAACGGTGTAGGCGGAGCAATACTCGGAGAGGGTGCAAACGGTTTCATCATAGATGATCCAACCAAAGGTTTCAAAAAAGCAAGAAGTAAAACCCACCAACAGGAACTCAATGACTGGTGGTTTACAGAAGCCAAAACCAGGCTCAACGCCGACATTGAAAACGGCCGTAAACCATGGGTAATCGGAATTTGGCAACGATTAAACATGTGGGACTTAGCAGGTCAAATACTATACAAAAAAGAAAATGACAAAATCGTCCCCAATGAGCCACAAATACCATTCGAAGAGGCAATCGCCATACTGGAAGCAGGGGGTAGTATACCTTATGGGACATGGGTAATATTAAACTTGCCGGCAGTAGCAATGGAAAATGACCCTTTAGGCCGTGAGCCTGGAACACCATTATGGGATGAACAAAAACCCTTAAATGAACTTCAGGACATCAAACGTGAAATGGGGAGTTTCAGATTCAATGCTGTATATCAAGGCGAACCCAAAGAACCTGAAGGAAACGTCTTCTATCGTAAATGGTTCCGTAATAGTAAGGTTCCTGACAAGAAAATGGATGAAATGATAAAAGACCTACCAAGTTTAAGGTATTGGGATTTAGGTGCAAGTGGTGAGGATGGAGACAGCACCGCAGCTTCATTGACATACTGGGATGGTGAATACCTATACTGGAGAAAACAAATCAAAAGAAAACTCACAGCAAAAGGAGTAATGGACTACTTCATGGACACCACCTTACGTGACGGTAAAAAAACCCACGTAAGAATAGAACAAGAACCTGGTGCATCACCAAAAGTATTAATCAACAACCTACGCCGACAACCCGAACTGCAAGGATACCTGATAAGACCAGACAAAGTCAAACAAGCAGGTGACAAATTAACCCGTAGTTTCGACTTACAAGCACTAGCCGAAGACGGAAAAGTACTGATTGCAGAATCCATCTTTGACATTGTTGTTGATGAATTAGTAGAATTCACCGGTGAGGACGGGGGAGTAGATGACTTAACCGATACAGGTACAGGTGCAGCCAGATACTGGACACGTAAAAGAAGAAAAATCAATGTGTAGTGATAATATATGAAAAAAAGAAACGATACTTTTATTGTAGCTTTAGATGATGAGGACAATGTAACTGTCCTTGATGAAATCGAAATGAGCAAATATGCGGATAAAGCAAGAGTCGACCCAAAAACCGGAAGTAAACAAATGCCACCGGAAGGTTTCATGGTGGGTAAAAATCTACTTGATCCTAAATACAATCCCTACCACCTGGTGGAATTATTGGATTTATACGGGTATCATGAATCATGTGTAGACGCCGTGGCTACTGATGCTGCTGGAGTAGCATATAGTCTCAACCCCATCCCTGATGTGGAACCTGTGGAAAGTGAGAAAAAAAGATTCACTCAAGTATTAGACGCTTCCACCCCTTCCATTAACACTCATATCAGGCGTATGATTTATGACCGCCGTGCTATCGGTTACGGTGCAATGGAAATCATCAGATGGGGTACAAGTAAATCCGATATTAGAAGATTCAAACACATCCCGTCACATACACTCTCACGTCACAGTGATAAGAAAAGAGTACTGCACCTGACCAGTGACGGAACACAAATCTGGTTTGTAATCTACGGCAAAAACTACGATGAGAACGGAAACCTATGTGATGTTCACGCAGACACAGGTGAATTCCACCCATACAATAGCTTATCACCTGAGGAAAGAGCTAATGAATTATTATGGACTTACGAGTACGCTCCCGCAACGGATTATTACGGCCGTCCACCTATCATAGCTGCGATACCTTCCATAAAAGGGGATTTATCAGCAGTAGCATATAACACTGCATTCTTTGATAACTACGGAATGCCAAAATTCGCCGTAACCGTAACAGGGGACTTTTTGGATTATGATGTTGAACCGTTCATTGAAGATGAAAACGGCAATAA